CTTTTTTTTTTGGGGCTCGGAGAGCCCCTGATTGACGACATCCTCGATCGACTGCGGCGCATCGGCTTCGCCCTCCTGGGCGTCCTGGCCGGCGTTGTAGCTGGAGCCGGGCTCCTTGAAGTCAGATGCGTAGCCGATGATGTGGCGAGACAAGGTGACTTCGTTGGAATTCAGAGCATCCAGGGCCGTGACCTTGGTCGCGTTGGCGACCTTGCTCATGTTCTCGATGACCTTGATCGCGAGATCCATTGGCAAGTCAGCCGTGTAGATGAACATGTTGACCCCGCCGGAACGCTCGACGCCGGCTGCGTATTTGGCGAAACCAGTCTGCTTGTTCGGGTTTTCGCCGGGCAGGATCGCGCGCATGGCTTGCATGACATCGCCGTCCAGGGGGATCGCCGCGACCGGGCGGTTGGAGTTGTCGGCCAGGATGATGCCAGGCTGGCTTTCGCCAAAGATGCGCTTCATCTCGGGGCCGGCGACGGCAGGGTCCGCGAAAGCCGGGGTGTTCTGGCTAACGCGGTAGGAGAAGATGCGCTCGGTCAGCGGGATGCTGAACTTGCGCGGATGCGGGGGGATCTTCTGGCCACCCATGATCGCTCCGCTGTTGTCCATGACCGCGTAATTGGAGCCGGCCACGGCCATGGTAGCCATGTACCGGAGGTTGGCGGCTTTGCACAGGTTCTCGACTGCGTTGCCAGCGCTCAGGTCGGCCGGGGACAGGGAGCTCTTGCCGGACGGGTGGTTGTGGATGAACCATACCTTGGCGGCGCCAGGGGTGCTGGCGGCGGCGCCGATCAGGATGCCAGGGTTGAAGCCGGCGGAAGCCGGGCCGCCCAGGGAATGGACGGCAATCTGGAGGGGCTTGCCGTTCTTATCGGTGATCAGCAGCACGATCTGCTCCTGAGGGCGCTTGCGCATGGCAGCCACGATGTGGGCTGCGTCATCGTTAGTCTTAACCGACTCGACACCGGACATGACCTGGCCATAGGTGGAGTGCTCGATGAACTGATCCAGCATGGCGTCCGATAGGCCGAACTGTTTCAGCTGCTCGCCGGACAGGCGGCCGAACGCACCAGGCGTGGCGTCCAGGCGGGGGAAGGCGGAGACATTGACGCCCGGAGCCGCGGCCTTCTTGGCCCGAGGCTTGCGCGGCTTCTTGATGACCGGCTCGGCCGGCTTGGCGTTGTCCAAGCCGCTGGGAGGATTGACGCGGGCACCGGCCTCGCGCTCCTGGCGGGCAAATTCAGCCCCGGCGTTGGGGTCGTCCGGGTTGGTCTCGGCTACATTTTCGCCTTCCATGCCCTGGCTGACGACATCGCCCAGGGACTGGGGGGCTTCGCGCTCGATCGGGGCCTGGTCGCCCTCCTGGCCCTGGTCGCCGTAGGCGGAACCTTCCTCGTTGAAGCCCAGGCGCCGGCCGGTGCTGAGACGGCCGCCTTTTTCATCAGGCGATGTCGAATAACTGCCGTTGTAAAATGTGTCCTTGAGCACCAAGTCGGGGAAGTTTTTCTTGTTATTGATAACATCATCGATCGAGACCTTCTTTCCGCCGGTACGCAGCAGGGCTTTCTGCAGATTTTTGATGGCTTCAGATCGGATGTCTCTACCCGAGGTGCCAATTTCATCGGCACCGATGCTGATGATCACGCGCTCGGCGTTGGATCGCTCCAGCGCAGCCATGAGCATGGCGAGCGGGTTGTTCCAGGCACCGGGCTGGGTGTCTTTGCTGAACTGGGTTCGCTTGTAGGCGCGCTTGTCTACCTCGCCAGGAGCGCGATCTTCCTCGCTGCTGATGTAGTCGCGGTTTTGGCCCTGAGACGGATAGATCATGCTGCCGGAGGACGACACATTCCGCATCTCGCCGATGCTCATCGGGATCACGCCGACCAGGCGACCGGCATTGTCCATCAAGGCGACACCGGACTGGTTCCTGAGAAGGGGCGGGATCTGCAGGACGGCTTCCTGGGGGCTGGTGATGCGCGGGAACAGGGCTTCTTTGCGGACCTCAAACAGGCGTTCGACGACCTGGATGTTGGCCGTTGTTTCGGTCGTTTCCGGGCGATCGTCAAACGGCACGACCTCCTTGACGCTGTCAAGATTTGGGGCCGTGTCCGCGTTCCCGGCCATCGGGATCGGAAGCTTTTCAACATCCTCGCCGCCGGGGTGGAAGATGTACTTGGGGCGCATCGTGCCTTGCGCCGCATCGCCGTCAGTCACGACCAGGGAACCGCCAAAACGCATGCCGATGGCTTCGATCGTCTTGTACAGGTTCTGGGCCGCCATGACATCGGCATTGGAGAAGCGGGTGGTGGTGGACGGGTGGTTGTGCACCATGTACACAGTCCGGGCGCCACGGGTGCTGGCAGCTACGCCGGCAATCACATGGGGCATGAAATTGGTCGAGCTGATGTTGCCCAGGGTATGGCGCAGGATCTGGATCGGACGGCCCTGGCCATCCAGGATGACCGCGATGAAGTTTTCCTGGGGCTGCTTGCGGAGGTATTCGTAGGCCAGGGCGGCGACATCGTCCGCGTTGTCCATCGGGCGATCCGGGACAGTCATGGTGCCGATCACCGACCGGTCCACGAACTGGCTCAGGATGGCGCGGGTCAGGCCCACGCGCTGCAGCAGATTGGGCGAGACGCCCTTGCCGCCGGCGTCATCGCCGACCGGTCCGCCACGGGAGAAACGGCGGTTGCCGCCGGAGATCATTAGCTCGCCGTTGACCAGGGCCGGTGTGGTGGGCTGCGCGTTCTGCAGCGGAGACGCGGCCATGGCCGGCTCCAGCTCGGGCTCGACCGGGGCTTCGGCCGGCTGCTCCTCGGGCTGCTCGATCGGCGCCGGTTCGTCCGGGCGCTCGTAGGGGGCCGGCTGGTACGGGCGGCCGGGGTCGTTGCCGTCCGCGCGCTGGTTGGCGCGGCGCGCAGCCAGGGCTTCCGGGAAGTCCTCGGCCGGGTTGACGGCGTTCGGATCGGTCTGCAGCGGGGTGCCGCGGCTGGTCGGCTGCTGGCGCGCCGGGGCGGGAGCCTGGGCTACCGGGGCGGGAGCCGGAGCAGCCTGTTGAACAGGAGCCGGAGCGACCGGAGCAGGGGCTGCCGGGGGCTGGGCGAAGGTCGGGAAGGGCGCGGGGGCGGGAGCAGCGGGAACTTGGGGCTGACCCGCCGTTTGAACCGGGGGCTGAATTGGGGCGAATTGTCCATAGGGCTGCTGCGGGGACTGAACTTGAGGCGGAGCGGGGGGCGGCGCAAACAAAGACGCCATGCCGGACGGGGCTGCGGGCTGGGCAATCCCAGGGGCCTGGGGGAAAGCACCCTGGGGCGCCATCTGGGGAGCGGCAACCGGAGCCTGGGGCATCGCCTGGGGCATCGCCTGGGCAAAGGGCTGAGCGGCCAGTTGGGGGATCTGGGCAGCCTGGGGCATCTGGCCGCCCAGGCCACGGGAAACCAGATCAGCCAGAGTCGTGGCACCGGTGATCGCCTGGCCCTGGGCCTGGCCCATCGCCAGCTGGGGCGGAACCTGGGGCTGGGCAAACGGGGAAACGGACGGCGCCATGGTCGGAGCCATGCCGGCGTCATAGGACGGGAGCCCGGCGCCCAGGGCGGGCGAGGACATCGGAGCCGGCGAGACCGGGCCGAGGCCGGCGGCGCCCATGCCGAACAAAGATGATAGATCAGTCGGAGCGCCCATCGGCACGCCCTCGGGCTGCACGAACGGGTTCAGGATCGTGTCCACGCCGCTGGTCGGCAGGGCCGGGGCGCCTTGCTGCGCGGCGAATTGCGCGCTGGGTGTTTCCGCTTTGACGCGCTCGGCAACGCCGGCAGCGAAAGAAGGATCGAGCGGAAGGGCGAGAGAAGGGCCGCCTTCAGGGGCGGTTCCGCTCGCAGCCGGCGGAATGTTGGCGCCCTGCTGAATAAGCGTTTTCAGTCTCTCGGAAATGTTTACGGCCATGGTTGGATTTTCTTGGGGTCAAATGCCTAAGCAATTCATTTTAATACCACATTTAGTAGGTGTCACTTGCCGCGCCGGCGCTCGATTTCATCGTATTTCGCCCTGGCATCAAGAAGCGCCTGACGAATTCTCAGAAACTCAGGTGCGTCTGAGTCAGGCCTGTATTCATTGAGGGCCTGTTGGTACTCTTTGTTCGCCTTTTGTAGCTCCTGAAATGCCAGGACGCTTTCATTTTCAAGATCCCGCGCTCGTTGATAGGATGCCGTCTCCTCGTTGAAGGAGTCGCGGCGGGCCTGTTCCTCGGCTTCTTTTGCGGCCCTTTCTTTGGCGTCCTGTTCGGCACGAGCTTGCGCTTCTTCAGCCTCTTTCTGAACAGCCCTCATTTCGTCCTCAGACGATCTGGCTGCAGGGGGAGGCTGAACATTGTCCGGCAACTGAAGGGGCGGGAGCTCGGCTTGGCCGGTCCGGTTCCACAGGCTGCCGTGGCCATCCAGGATCATGATCTCGTTGATCTTGTCCAGGCGAGCAGATGAAGCTGCGTTTTCCATGTTAGCCAGGGCGAGCTCGATTTTTTCTGCGGTGCCAAGGGGCTGGCCTCTGTACTTTTCAGCCAAGGCCCTGGCGGCCTGAGTTCTTGCTTGCCTGATCAGCGCCGTGTCCGGGTTGCCCTTGCCGGTAAATGTCTTCATGAGGATGCTCATGTAGGCGCCGATCTGCGCTGCCGAGTTTCGCTGCTCGGACTCGGCGTTAGGTTCATCACCCTTGTACGACTCAATGAGCTCCCTGGCGCTTTTTCTCGTAGCCTCCCAGAACGGGTCGCCCTTCTGGACTTGCTGATCTACGCCCTTGCCAAGGCCGACAAGCACCTCGGTCAGGTATTCTTCCAGGGCCTCCTTGCCAGTCTCCTGCAGCATGCTCGCAGCGCGGGGGGCTAGGACCTGTGAAATGTCCTTATTTCCAAGCTTCCTCAAGGCCTCCAAAACAGACCCTTCCTTGGCTCCTGGGATCTTGATGTGCTCAAGGCCTTCATTCAGGCCGAACGCCACACCGGACTCCAGGGCGCCGGATACTCGCGCATGGTGCACCATCTCGCGGATCTGCTTTGAAAACCCTTCCGGGTCATTAGCGGACATGTCCACAATCTGCTGCATCACGACCTCAGGATCGCGATTGATGTCGATGCCGTTCTTTGAAGCCCATTGATTGAGCTGGCTCATGAACTCAGAGTCGGTCGAAAGCTTGTAAGTCACGGCAGCTGAGGCGGCCTTTCCACCCAAGGGGCCGCCGGTAGCCATGCTGCCGAACATCGAGGCAAGCATGGGGGCAGCCGTAGGCACGAACGAGCTGGCTGCTTGCTGCGTCAACTTGGACAGGCTCCAGTCAGGGCTGTAGGCTTCCTCAGTCTGGAATTCCCAGATCCCTTCTTTCTTTGTCTTGTTGAGAGCAAAGGCCTGGGCAAGGGATCCTTTGGCCTTGTCTCGGTAAAATTCGCCGGTCGCGTCATACGCGATCTTCATTTTCTCCTCGTGGGTCATCTTGGCGATCTGATCGGCCGAGTATCTGGATGTGATCAGGTTGTTGACGAAATTAGACACCTCGGATCCGTCTCCAACATCAGCCGGCTGGGTTGCCTTCTGGGTAATTCGGCGTGGGTTCACGCGCTGCGAGGCTTCAGCCAGGCTGGTTCGCTTTGACTTGTCGGCCTGATCAAGCAGCGCCTGGCCAAAGTCCCACATCCTGTCCCCGGAGGCTGCGTCAAGCGCGCTACCGCCGGCTGCGTTGTACGCCCCGAACAATGTTGGAAGGCCCGGGAGGGGGAGTTGCAGGGCCGGTACGCCAGGGACGCCAACAGGCAGCTGGTTTGGAAGCACCTTGGGTGCCTCTTTCTCGGGCTCGTTATCGTAAAAAGCCTGGGCAAGGTTGCCCTTGCCGTAATGAGCTTCAAGGATCTGACGCCGCATCCCTTCCACGGCTTTCTTGATGTAATAATCCCGGTCCTGCTCAAAATTACTTCCATCATTGTCCATTTTGTGGAGATACCTTGCGTTGGCGATCACGACTGGATCGCTTGCAAGATCCATCCACGCATCCGGATTGTATTTAAAATAGTTCTCAGGAACCGGCTTATCTTGCGGAACCAGGAAAAATTCCTGGGCGCTGGTTGGTCCTTTTCCTGTTTTTTGAAATTGGTCTTTGGTGACTTTGTTCCACCTGGTGCCGACCGGCAGCACAGTCTTGGGCGTGCCTTCGGTGACGGAACTTCGGTCCTTGGCAAGGCGATCCGTGGCTTCCTTGTCGTCAAACAATCCATACTCACCGGTCTGCGGATTTAAAAAAGTGTAGCCGCCTCCTTCGGATGGAAAGTATTCAAGGCCTGAGTTGTCGGCGTTGAACGATGAAAGCTCGTTCTGGCTCCTTGCCGCGATGGGGTCGCCAGGGTTCATGACCAACCCCTTAAAGCTGTAATAAGGCATCGCTACGGGCGGAACAACCGGGCCCGTAGGCTGCGCGGCCTGGGGCTGAGCAACTGGGGGCGAAAGACGGGACTGTTGTTCGGCAACGATTTCAGCCCATGTTTTTTCCCTTTGAGCCATTATTTATTAAACAATGGGTGCTCTTTGTCTCGTGCGTTCTTGGGATCAAGAAGCCACGCAAGATCGTAATCTTCGTAGGTGTATTCGTTTCTAGGGCCGGGCACCTTGACCCTGTAGAGGACCGACTTAGACCTTTTTTCAGGCGGAAGCTGCATTTGATTTTGAAGGAATTCCTTCATGGATTTTACATCAGAAATTCTCGCGACCTCGTCGGCCTTGTCTTTGTTTTGCTCGTAAGATGTGGTCAATTCCCTGGCGATTATCCGCTCGGTCAGATCCCTGATCTGATCATCAGAGACAAGCCTTTGACCGGTGCTGGGGTCCGTGAACCTGTCCACGAGGATCGCGGCGATCGACTTTTTTTCGTCTTCAAAATCCGTGAATTCCTCACGCATTTTTTGTCTAATTGGTTGCGGATAAAGGCGGTTGCCGTACCCGGAATTGCTAAGCCAATTTTGAAAACCAGCCGTAAATACTCGCCGTTTTTGGTCATCAGGAAGCCCTCTGGTTTCAGGCGTCACAGCTGTGAACCCTTGGGATTGATCGTATTTAGGAGCACCCTCCCTGCCTTCCATCAACAAGGCCCACAATTCATCAACAGCCGCCTTGGATGAAACGCCTACCTTAGAATGTCCTGTCAGGTCCATTCTGCGCCATTTATTGCCAGCATCTTTGCTTCTTGCGGCGGCAACCTTGGCGGCTGCTTCCTTGGTGTCGGCGTCACGCTTCACGCCGGCCCTGCGATCAGCCTCGGCGTTCCTGCGATCCTCGGCGTCCAGACGGATCTTGAGCTCGTTGGCGCCAAAGCCGGTCCCAAGCCGGGTGTTGGGGTTGCTGCCCATTTCCGCGGTCAGGCTGGCGTACTCCTGGTAATCGGAAGGGTTGTCGAATTCACCGGTCATCGGATTGATCCGTTTGAACAGCTCGCCCATGCGCTTGTTGGCCAGCTGCTGCCGGATCTGCGCCTGGTTGCGCAGCTCGTTGTAATCCTCCTGCTGCAGCCCGCGGCGGGCCTCGGCGGCCTTGGCCGGATCGAGCCCGAAGATGTTGGCGATGTTGCCGCTGATCTGCGCCCAGGCCGCCATGTTGGGGTCCTGCTGCTGTTGGCGGGGGATGTATCCGGAATAATCAGCCATGATTATTTGATCTCATTTTTGTCTGACTTGAACCAATCAGCAGCAGCCTGAAATGGTTTGAAGACAGCCGGGTTGTTGTTGACCTGTGGGGCTGCAAAGTGGTTCCAATTCAGGTCAGACCCAGGAATGATCCTGTTGGTCTGCATGTGCAGATAGTTGCCATCGCCTACGGGTCTAAGGCTGTCAGCCCCGTCCAGGGAGTTAATGAAGCCGGAGCTGTCGAGGGAGGCGTTGGCTACCTGTTCTGCCGTCTTGTTGCCCCAACCGGATCCTGCAGCCATGCCGGCCAGTCCACCTACGGACGACAAGGCGGCCCCGATGTTCTTCATCCGATCACCGGCCTGGCCGGCAGAAGCCATTTCAACATCAAACGCGGCAGCAGACCCGGCTTGATTGCGGGCAATGATCCCCTGGTCCAGGCTGGCCCTGGCGTTTTTGATAGCCTTGAGCTGCCCGGCGTCCCCGAACGCCGCCAGCTTTGCCTTGGCGTTGGCGTCTAGATTGGCTGCAGCCTTGCCGGCTGCGGTGCGGACGCGCGACTCATCGGAGACGATCTGGGATTGATTGCCGTAGGACGAACCAATGTCCGTGGTAGGGGCTGTCTCCTGAACCTCAGCAACATCGCCCTGGCGTTTTGCGATCGCCTCATCCTCGGCTTTGATGGTGGCGTCCTTGCCCTCTGAGGCCAGGGACTCATTAAACAAGGCGCTGGCCTGTTCGCGCATTACGCGCTGCCTTTCCAGCTCGGCTTGCTGGGCCCTGCGCTGGGCTTCTCTGACTTGTTTTTGAGCCTTAGCCTGGGCCGCCACGGAAGCGGCGGTCGCGATAATAGCTACTGAAGCGATGTCGCACATGTCAGGAAACAGTCCTTTCTTTGCCTACGCCGATCGAGCTGCGCGGGAACCCGAAGGCCTTGAGGCCGGGGGCGTTCCGGTCGTAGGCGCCGGCTTGGCTGGCAGCCCCCAGGAGGCCGGTGGTGTTCTGGAACATCATACCCAACGGGGAGATGGACGGCTGGTTGGACGCGATCGTGGCGCGCGACAGCGCGTTCTGGGCTGCCTGGCCAGAGTCGCTGGTTGCGTTGAGCTGGCCGATCAGCTCGGCCCGGTTCTGTTCGACCTGTGCTCGCGCCTGGTTGGCTGCATCCGTGGCCTGGCCGGCGATCGTGGCCTCGTTCATGGCCATCTGGCGTCTCATCTCACCCTCGTTCGCCGAACGGACGCTTGAGTCGGTCAGCCCGGATCGCGCCAGGTTGTACTGAAGCTGCTCCTTGGTCTTGTCGAATTGGTCGTTCAGCTGAGGCATCAGGGTTTCCTTCACGGCGTTCTCACGGCGGGCGTAAAAATCCGGGTTGAACTGCTTGAAGGTGCTGTTGATCGACGCCATGCCCGCAGCGATGCGAGCCTTTCGAGCTTCCTCGTCAGCGCGCGCTTGCGCGCCGTAATCTCCTCCTCCTCCGAAACACATGATCGTCAGTTTGTTTTAGCCGGAGGGTAGGTCCAGCTGTAAGTGAAGAATGTCTCCCCGTTTTTTCCGTAGCACGGGTGCTCCGACTCTTTGGAGGCGCCGAGCGACTCAAGCCACCGGTGCGCGTCCTCGTGCGTTGAGAGCGACTTGCACTCGGCCCGGATGAATTTCTCCGACAATGCGTAGGGGATCAGGGTTCGCTTGACGGCCTTGGTCGTTCCAAGCGAAACCTCGTTCCACCTGTCCGTGGCGAACATGAAAACCGACAAGACCTTGGGCCACATCTCATAGGCCCCAAGGACGCAGACAGGCTCGCCGTCATCAGCCAGGGCCACAAACCCGATCGGCTTCAATGTCTCGATCATTTCGGCCACGACCTCCGGATCCTCGCTCCAGCGCGTTGCAAAGATCTCCTCGCGGTCCTTGGAGCGCATGTTGATCGCGACATGTTTAACGCTGTCGAATGTGAGATCAGCAATCCTCATGGCACAATCTTCATGGTCCCTGCGATGCCTCCTGCAAGCTTGCTTGAGGTGTTTTTCGTTGGGTCGAAAATGGACGCGATCGGAGCCGTTGCCGGTGATTGCCCTGGCTGCGCCTGGGGGCCGCCGGGCGAGGCCGGCTGGACTGGCTTCGCCTCAAAGAATGTCGTTGGTTTCTTTGATGGGTCGTATTGAGGAACCGATCCTGGCGCAGCCGGGCCGCCGAAATTAAGGATGGGTGGGGCGTTTTTCCTGGCCTTGTAAGCGTCCTGCATCTGCTGGAAAACAGGGCTGGTTCTGGCGCCCGGAAACAAGGCATTTACTTGGCGATTTTGTTTTGCGCTCAAATTGCTTGGATCTTCAAGAACTTGTAATGTGCACATGTTTATCCGGCGTCGTGTTTGGAGTGAAGCTCATCATAGTGGACAAGGACATTTGCCAGCTTTGAGTAGCCGGCGTGATCGCTGGTGAACCGGACGCCAATGTGGGTGCCGATGCCGGTCGCCGGGATCTTGCCAAGGGCGAAGGACGGCTGGGTGAAGGTGGCGATCTCATCCCGGGCGCTGGCGTTGGTGTAATCGAAGCCCATGAACACCTTCCAGGTGCCTTCACAGGTGATGTCCACGCCGTTGACGGCCTTGAATGTGCCGGGCTTGTTGGCGTCCAGGTAGGGCATTTCCACCACGACCGGGCAGTTGTCGTATTGGGAGCCGCCGGGGCCCCCGTACAGGTAGATCTTGTTCCCGGATCGGATGTAGACCTTGTTTTTAAATGCGACCATTTCATCGATCGTCATCCCTGGCACATACTCGCTCCAGGCCAGGATGCCGGACCCCTTGAAATACGACAGGACGAACAGGCGCGTCCCGATGCTGATCCAGTACCGGCCATCAACCGGCTCGATTAGGCCCTTGGCTGCAGCGCGCTGCTCGGGCGTCAGGCTCGCCAGGATGCCGATCACGATCTCATCGATCGGAGAGCCGATGTCGTTGGCGTAGGCCGCGTCCGTGCTCTCGCGGGACTGGAGCGACCGGATGCCGTTGTACGACAGGTAAAAAAGATCCGTGGCTCCTACCGACACAACGCTGTTGGCTGCCAGGCAGCCGGTGTTGTCCAGGACCTGGCGCTGGGAATTCTGGTTAGGATCCGGGTCGAAGAACCAAAGCTGGCAGTTTCGCTCGGTGAACACCGCGATGTTGTTTTGGTAGACGCCGGCCCCGGTCAGGTCGTCACGGCCGCCAAAGTTGTTGGCCATGTCGATGAACCCTGACCCGATGTCGTAGGTGTCCCACTTGGTAGGGTTGTTCAGGGATGAGAAATAAAGGACCGATCCGACGCCGATGTATTGCTTGCCCTTGTAGGTGAAACAAAATACCCCCTTTTTCCCTGCCATGCGGGTGGCGCCGAATTTGTACGGGGTTCCAGGCCTGGTCGGATCGGTGATCATGATCCAGCACTTGTTGCCGACCTCCGGGGTTCCCTTGAAATTGATGCGCATGATCTTGCCGGCGCCATCGTAATTGTCCCGGCCTCCACCGAAATTGACCATGCCAGGCCGGGTCACAGTACCGCTGGTCGTGACTCTGATGGACTTGTTGTTGCCGGCAGAGCCAAGCACATTGGATGAAACGATGATCTTATCACCTTCTTTTGCGGCCGAGTATCCGTGCGTGGCCGACCCATGGTTGATGCTGTTAATCACATCGAAATTCAGCTGCTCAAGGTTTGTGCTGAAATACTGGGCTTTGTCAGGCGTTGCAGACCCCATCGTGAACGGGTCGATGTCCGAAAGGAGCTCGACCCCGTTGGCTACCACGGAGTCAACCGAATTTCTGGCTCCGTTGGTCAGCTTGCCGTAGGTAGTCGTCGTGGGGTATTCCTGGTAGGAATACCCGAGCCGGGCGACCCACCTGGTCGGATCAAACGGGCTGATGCGCGTGGTTGTCGGGTCGATCAATTCCTCGATGAAGACATTGTCCAGGGGGTTCGGGTTCAGGATGTTGATCGGCGAAGTGAATTCGATCCAGACCCCTCGCCCGTTCATGGGGCCGCCGAGCTTGGGCGTGCTGGTGATCGTGAAGCTGCCAGGGTCTCTGACCGCCCACCCGCGCCCGTAATTCGCGTAATTTGAATAAAATCCGGTGACAGGGGTATTGGAGTTGATGAAGAACGAGATCGCGTAGGCCAGCCCCTGATTTTCGTTCCAGGCATCGGGACTGGTGTATCCCGTGAACGGATAGGCGATCGTCTCGCTGCCGGAACGATTTAGGCCGGTGAGCTCGATGGCGCCGGCGATGTTGACGCTGGGGTCGTCATAGTCGGTCGTCACGAAGATGCCGCTGATCGGCGGGACGACATTTCCGTAATAGCCGATCTTGCGCAGCGTCAGGCCGGTGGTCGCGGAGCCGTTGGATCCGCCGGCCAGGGTCATGCTGGCTGTGGCCCTCAGGTCGGCGATGGGGGCTACCGGTTTCTGGATCGTCTCGATCGTGAACGAGCACGGGCTGTCGATGAAGGCGTCCACCTTGAAGTCGGCATTGATCGGGCCGGCAATCGTCATGCTGGTGCCGTCCTGGGTCTGGGTGGTCGTGATCGTGTATTGCCTGATCGGGTCGTCATTGCTCGTGTCGTTGTCGAAATTGGTCTTGGCCAGGTCGATGCCTTCCTTGGCCAGGTCCTTGATGCTTTCGATGAACCGATACAGGCCGCCGTAGTATTCGCGGTAGACGCCGTCCGTGAACGCGCCCACCAGCTTGCCGTCATAAAACGGCAGGACATCCCCGTTGGCGAATTTCGCCAGGACGAACGACTTGCCGCCGTAGACAGTCGAATAAACGATCCCGGTCAAAGCAACGCCCTCAGGGTGATCGACTTCAACGACAACGATGTTTTCGTAGATCGTCTCTATGTAATTTTTAAGGCTTTTTCTGACAGGAACACTTGAGCCGATACCCACCACCTGTACCCCCTGTCTTTCGTTGATGGATGTTTCGTCCGTCCACGATTTTGGACGATAAATTGCAATTGTGTAGGCATCCGAAAGCATGGACGCATCATTGTAAACATAACTGTCTCTGATCAGCTTGCTTGGATTTACCCCGCTGTTTGAGTAGTAGACTTTGGAGTTGATGAGCGCACCTTCCACAAGAGTCGGAGCGCGCTGATCGTTGTCATAAATGTAAGCGATATCGGTTTTTGCGGAACCAATAGGCAGGGTCGTGCGGGATGATTGTCCGATTTTCCAGCTAATCGATCCTTCGCTGCCCCAAAGTTGTCCGGATGCAAAATTCAAAATAACACTACCAAAACGACCAGGCCGTCCGAGCGGAGTTGCGATGCATCTGGCTGCCCATGAATATCCATCCCATGTGAAAATGCACACCTGTTCGTTTTCATTTGCCAGGGCTGCGACTTCAAAATCGTTCACAAGGTTTGATCCTACCGGAGGATCAAAACTGGCTCTGAACCCGCTTTGTGCAAAAAACGGGATTGGCGAACTGATGCTAAGATTGGGAATAACAGCCGGAGAATAAATCTCCGAAATCCCAGAATATTTCACATACAAACCGGTCGGGAATGGCATCGGCTGCGCCAGCGGATCCATGATGTCGGATACTTCTGCAAAGCAAAACCGGATGTTTTTTTGGGCGTTGTACCAGGTGTTGGTAGTGTAGCTGGTCGTAAAAACAGTAATTCCATCGCCGGTAGACTCCATCCCGAAGGTGCCTTCAAACGGGTTGTTGTGATCCGTGTCCACGCCGGCGTCCACGGCCACGAACGCCTTGCGCTTCTCGATCTCGCCGCCGCGCGTCACATGGACATTCTCGGCCTTGATCAGCATCCCGGGCGCGGACACCAGGTCCGACCGCCGGCGATCCAGGCCGCCCTTGAAGCTCTCGACAACGATGTACGGCATTAGTAGGGCCGGTCATCCCGGACGAAACGACCGCCAACGATGCGTAGGCGCTCGGCGCGATCCACGCCGCCGCCATAGATGAACCGGTCCGTCTTGAGGCCGAGGCCCTTGAGGCGGTTGAAATGGGCCTGGGCCTGGCTCAGCTTGGCCGTGGCGTCCGCCGCCTTGGTGCGCGCCAGGTACTCAGCAGCCGCGTACAGGACGATCAGGGTGTCGTCCAGGAGCGCGATGTCGGTCGTGTTGACCAGGGGCGCCAGCTTCTTGACCGCCTTGAACCGGACGACCTGGTTGTTGGTCGTGGGCACCGGCCAGACCTCAAATTGGTTGCCCTCGTAATGGCGCCACCGGACCACCGGCTCGGTCTTTTCGCCGTTGTCGGAGTCGTGGTTGTTGTACTGGGCCGGGCCAATGCCGTAGTCGATCGGGTGCCAGATGTTGCCGTATTTGACATGCGACTCCAGGATCCGGTCGAAATCGATGTCCGGATCGAAGGTGTAGTAGCGCTGCCCATTGATCATGGGCTCATCGCGCTCGATCAGCGCGAAGCTCCAGTCAAAGTCGTTCCACAGGCGCTGCTGGGTCCGGCGCAACAGGTTGTCGAATTGCTCGATCGTGTTGACGCCCATGGCGACATTCGGGGACGCCCCGATCTCCGCCTTCAGCTGGTCGCGCAGGGCCAGCAAGCTGGTTCCCCGGGCCATGGCTTATTCGGCAGCCGCGACCTTCTTAGCGGGCTTGGTCTCGGTTTTTTCGATGTCCAGGCCGACCTCGCCGAAAGTGGCGGGGAGCTGGGGGTAGGTGCCGGCGTAGACCTTGGAAAACACCTGGGCGCCGTATTCGGACTTCAGGCGGGCGGTTTCCTGGGCCTGGGTGCGCTTGGTCGTGACCAGACCCTGGCCGTTGACAACGGCATCGGAGCCGTGGATCTCGCGCAGGATCGGGACCTCGGCCGCGGTGATGATCTTGGTGACAGTATTCTGAACGCTGCCGTTCAGGAGGATCTCAGCGATGGCTTTTTGCATACCTGGATGATCCTGCCCCGGCCCGGTTGATGGGCAAAAAGAAAGGGGGCCCTAAGGGCCCCCATTGTGTAGGACTGGCTGCTACCGATTAGTCCACATAGGCCTGGTAGACGCCACAGCCCGAGAGCTGCTTGGCCACCATGCCGCCGGTCCAGGTCATCGCCTTGTAGATGACATACTTGTCCTCAGGGCGGGCCGGGTTGTGGGTCTTCTTGTCTTCGCCGTCCATGACATACATCTGGATCGCATCGGTATCGATGAGATAGCAGAAGCTGCTGCGGTTGCCGTTGCTTTCCTCGCCGTCCACATCGCCGTTCTGGGTGGCGTTGTAGCCGGGGAGGTCGTCCAGGGTCGGGTCGTAGACGAATTCGCCGACGCCCAGGAGCTCGGTGGCGCCCATGCCGACAGTATTCGTGCCCTTGGAGAAGCCGGTCATGGAGTAGAAGCCCTTGTTGTGGATCTCCTTCTCCAGCAGCTCCAGGAAGGCCGAGCCGCACAGGATCGTGGTGGGCTTGCCGCCGTAGCGCTTCAGCTGACGGATCTCCTTGCGGAGGCCATCGATGATGTTGGTCTGGCCGGCGACATAGCCGAACTTGCCGGACCGGTTGCGCCAGAGCGGGTTCGCCGCGCGGGACAGGCCGCCGGTGGTGCCGACCTGGTTGAGATCGACAGTACCGCCCGTGATCTCGATGCCCGGCTTGATGAAGCTGGAGAGACCCGGAACGAGCTTGGCGTCCTGCGTGCCGTCCTTCCAGAGCATCGTGTTGAAGCTGCGGGCCCAACCTTCGGTCATGTCGTCCAGCTTGGCCTTCAGGATGTTGGTCAGGACAGTAGCGTCACGGCCGCTGTGCTTGCTGGTGTTCTCGCCGGTCACGGAGTCGGTGACAGAGATGCCATCGATCTTGAGCTCGGTGAGGGTGACATTGATACCGGCGTGGATTTCCTTCCAGGGGTAGGAAACGCGGCGGGTGTTCTGGGGGTTGCTGTAGGAGACCTGGTCGTCACCTTCGTAGCCGGAGATCGCGGGGAGCTCGGACTGGAAGGAGATCGGCAGGGTGATGTCGCCCTTGCCGCCCGGGAAGGTCTGCTGGCGCTTGGTGAAGACGCCGATCAGGGGCTTTTCCTGGATGGTCTGCTTGAAGGCATCCGACTTCACATGGAAGTCGAGGGCCGAGGCGACGATGTTGTCGAGGGTGAGAGGATAGAGGGCCATGGTAGTATCTGGTTCGTGTTTGAGTTAGGAGCCTTGCAGCCCCATCCGGACAAGGTCCGCGAGGGACTTTGGAGCCGGCGTTGCGGAAGCGGACGACAAAGAGCTGGCTGGGGTCCTGAGCGGCATCGTCCTCCCTGCAAGCGGCCTGAGGCGCGCGTTCACATCGGCCAGCGCGCGTTGTGCGAGCTGGATTGCGTCCGATGGATTGCGAGCCGGCTGCGTTGCCAGGAGAGCCTTCACCCGGTCCTGCACCATCTCGTATTTTTGGGACCAATCGGGATCCTTCGCCCGTTCTGCCTGTTCCCAACGCATGACGGCGGCGACCATCTGCTGGGAGTTGTCGGCCGCCTGTTGGCGGGCGATCATCTCCTGCTCAGCCTGGTAGCGCTGCTGCTGCTCCACCTGACGGGCGTATGAAAACTCACGCTCGGCCTCAAGCTGCGCGAGGCGCTTCGCCGTCTCGGGATCGGTCAGGCCCTCATCAACCTTGGCCTTGAGCTCCGGGGGAAGTACATCCCCCGTGAACCTGGCCAGGTTCGCGACATAGCCCTGCAGCTGCTGGTAGGCAGCCGCCGGGTTGGTCTTCATGAGCGCCATGACAGTCATGCCTTCGGCCATTTCCTGAGGGGTCAGGCCGTTGGTCTGCATGAATGTCGTGATCTTCCCGTACTGCTCAGCCGCCGGCTTCAAGCTTTCGCGTTCAGCGATCATCGCTTTCCATCGGGGATGGTTGTGGAACGGCACATCGGACTGCGCTTCGGAGCCGTCCTTCTGCACCTGGCTGTCCTTGCCCTGTGCATCGTTAGGCTGTCCCGGCGCGGGAGTCGATTGTACCTTCGCGGTGGACGAATTCACGGGAGCCTTCGGCTCAAACGCCGTTTTCACGACATCAAGCAAAGTCTCCTTTTTAGCGTCCTTGTCGGCCGCCGGCGACGAACTGGCGGTCTCTGCGTTTAGCGTCTGTGCCGTCTCCTGCCCGGACCCGTTTTCCGGGGCCGGAGACTGCGTGACCTCGGCCGGAGCCTGGGTCGTTTCGGGCGTGGCTGCAGCTGACGGGGCCGCAGCGGGATCTGTTAGCGTCTGGTTGTCCACGACACCGATCTTCTGTCGGTGCCGTGGCTTTGCAATCCAGCCACTTCCCCCTTATTGGGGGGCGGTGGGCAGCCCGTACATCTTCGGCTGGGGCATGTTCGGCACCTGGGCGTTCCCGCCGGGAGGGGCGCCAGGAGCGGCCGCTTCCGGCCCGGGCATCGGCGCGCCGCCCATGGCTTCAGGGCCACCGGCCATCTGGGCCTGGTCCATCTGCTTCTGGGCGTTCTGCTGCACGATGGACGGGATCGCGGCCTTGACCGCCTCGGTCATGTCCACGCCATCGTCCATGCGCTTGATGGCCTCCTTGGCCAGCCAGGTCGGGTCGATGCCGGGGATCTGGATCAGGAGGGGCGCCAGGCGCTCGAAATTGGCGATCTCCGTGGCCTTGTTCGGGCGACCGGAGCTGCCGGCTTCGATCTCCAGGTAGATCTCATCGGCGATTTCCTGGGCCGAAAGAGTCGGCCAGGACGCCCCAGGGCCGGCAATCTTGGCAGCCGTCATGGGGTCCATGTGGGTCAGGAGCACCTGGCTGGCGGCCTTGGACAGGTCCGTCAAGAATTCGTCCAGGTCGTCCACATGCGAGCCCAGGGAGCTCATGCGGCTGGACTCGGCCACCGAGACCTCGGTCGCCGTGTTGCCGGTGCCGCCGCCCAGGTTGGCTTCCTGGCTGCCGACCACGCGGAACAAGTCTTCCATCAGCATGGAGGTGTCGTACAGGGACGGGTCGATCGGGATCGGCTGCATCGGCTGGATCACCTGGTTGACCGCCTGGCCGGGCTGGAGGCTGTTCAGCTGGATCACCTCGTTGGGCTGCCGGTCCATGAGCTTCTTCACATCACCCTCGGACAGCATGCCGATCGGGGTCACATACAAGGGCCGGTTGGCGTTGCGGTGCTCGCGCAGCCGCTGGCGCGCCAGGTTGTATTCCATCTGGATCGGCTTCAGGAGCCGGATGTCGGACGGCGGGTAGATGTCCCGGTCGTTCTCGACCTCGTTGAACAGGAGGCAGAAGAAAGGCCAGAACCGGCGCAGCTTGATGTCCGGGCAGCCGGGCTCCAGGAGGAAGTCCGGGTAGCCGTCCGCAATCACATACTTCATCCCGTCCCGCTTGTTGTAGACCTCCCAGATCCGGGCCAGGTCGTCGCTGGTCTTCTCGGACATGCCGGGCTCGGTCATCTGCTGCTCCTGGCGCGTGTAGGTCTTGCCCAGGTCAACCCCGTAGACCTCCTTCACCTCGTTGCAAGTAAGCAGGAATTCCTGGGCGACCCACTCGGCCCCGATGAAGCCCTGGAGCTGGCGGCAGCGCGTGTCCACGATGATGTTCTGCGACTGGGGGAAGTCGAACACCAGGCCTTCGTCCGTGATCGTCTCGCCCTCGCTGACCTTCTCCTGGATCTCCTTCATGAGCAGCCGGAGCTGCTCGGCCTTGGCTTGGTTCTCATCGAACTTGCCGTCACGCTGGTCGAGCTCAAGGCGCTCAAGCGTGCGCAGCTGCTCGGTGATGTCGGTGATCTTTTCCACATCCTCCGGGCGGTTGCCCATCACGCGATGGTAGCCGATCTTGACGAAGCCGACGCCGGTCACGCAGACGCGCCGGACCAGCTGCTTCATCTGGATCTTGAAATTCTGGTGCTCCAGGGTGTGCTTGAACACGATCTCCAGAGTCTCGGCGACCTTGTCCAGCTTACGGCGCTTCTCGAAACCCTGCTGCACATCCTGCATGAGGGCCATGGACGCCGGGTTCGGCGCGCCCATGAACATCATCGACTGGTCGTTCGCCACCTGGGCCGACATCAGCTCGCTGGCGTTGCCCTCCCAGATCTGGAAGTCCAGCACGCGCCGGCGCTTGGCGACCGCCTTGGGGTTTTTCGCGTACAGCGCGGCCACGCGCGTCTGCACATGGCGCTGCGCCAGGTTCGCCACATAGCGATCGTCATCGCCGCGGTGAAAGGGCCATTGCTTGCCCATGTAGAAATCAGAGTCCTCCTTCATCCGGCGGTGCGCCAGATCCCAATGCTTCTTGGCGCGCGTGATCTTGCCGGTCCACTCGGTCACGAGCGCGCGGCGCGAGGCACGCAAGTTTTCGTCCGGCTCGCGCTTGATGCCGGCGCGTCTCGGTTCGCCCTCGGACGCGGAGTCCGTGTCCGGGAGATCAGTTTCGATAGGTTCGTTGTTTTCCATGATGGTAAAATCGTCAGCTCCAGAACATCCGCAACCTGTTTTCGCCCCACTCCCTCATCTTGGAGGAGTGCTTGACCCAGGCCAGGGAGCCGGTGCGAGGCCCCTTGGGCTCGCTGTGCTTGATGCCCGCCGGCACCTGGAGCGACAGCCCCATGCCGATGTGGGAGATCCAGTCCACGAAGTCGTCATGCCGGGCCGAAGGGAACTTCAGAAGCTCCAGCTGGGCGTCATTCCACCAGGTCGTGAACTTGGGAAAGTACACCTTGCCCATCGCCATGCGGCCGCGGATCGCCTGGGCGCGCGTCTGCTTGTCCTTGGCCGGGACCACCTCATCGATCGCGCAGTAGATCCGTTCCTCCTGCATGCGCTTCCGAAGGAACGGCCCGATCGCCTTGGAGATGTGCCCGTGCTCCGCCCACCAGAGCAGCGGCTTGTTGCGCCGGAACTGATCCAGGAGCCCATCGCACACCGCGTCCGTGGCAGCCCGGCGCCAGAACAGGTCCGGCAACACCCAGATGTTGTCGTCCTCATCGATCCCAACGCAGCCCAGGCAAGTCTTGTCCGCGTCCTGGGCCACCGAGACCGCATGGTCGGACGCCCCGTAGATCCGGAGGTTCGCCGGCAGCTGGGACGGGTGGTCGTAGGTCTTCAGCCAATCCCGCTTGAAATAGTCGCCATCGTCCGGCGTGGGCTTGCCCTGGTACAGGGCCGAGAAGCCGCGGGGGTTGATCCGGCGCTGCGCCTCCAGGACCGGCAGCGGGAACCGCTCCGGCCACAGGGCCTCGCCAGGCTTCCGGCCCATCGCATCGTCCTCGTCCGCGATCGCCGGCAGCGCCAGGATCTTCCAGCTGCCAGCCTCATCCGCGTTGAAACACGGGTTCTTTGGGTCCGTCAGGCGGCCGATCAGGTCGTCCTCGTGCCACCGGGTCATGATGATCACGACACGCCCGCCAGGCATCAGTCGCGTCATCGCAGCTTCCGTGAACCAGGCCCAGAGCTTGTCCCGGAGGTTCTTGCTGTCCGCCTCCTCGCGGTCCTTGATCGGGTCATCGATGATCAGGAGATCCGCGCCGCGGCCCGTCAGACCGCCGCCGCGTCCCACGAAGTTGAGCATCCCGCCCTCCTCCGTCTGGATCTTGTCGCTGGCCTGGCTGCCCGTCCGCAGCTTGCACGCCGGGAAGATCTGCTGGAATTCCGTGGACCGCATGGTCGCGCGCACCGACCGGCCGAAGTCCTGGGCGAAGTCGTCGTTGTAGGTCGAGAAGATCAGCTGCCGGTACGGATCGCGACCCATGAACCACGCCGGGAACCGGCGGCTCGCGAGCTCGGACTTCCCGTGCCGAGGCGGCATCGTGATGATCAGCCTGGGCATGCGCCCGGCCTCCACCTCCTCCAGGGCCGCAGCGATCACCTCGTGGTGCTTGACAGGCTGATACCGGCTGCGCGAGGTGTCGTCCGGCGCCTCCGGGTCCGGTATCGTGAACTTGGTGAAGCCGATGACGCTCTCGCGCGCCTTGCGCATGCGCAACATGCGCTCGGCAGCCAGGAGCTGCTGAAGCATGTCATCGTCTTCCTTCTTTGGCATCAGGCCCAATACCAGATGTTCGCGGCCGTCTTGACCAGGGTCACGACTGTCTTGTTGACCTGGGCGCCGGATGCGCTGCCGTTGATGTACGGATACCAGCCGATGGTATCAGGTGCGATCCCGTTGTAGATGTCGCTCGACACGATGATGATCGTGGCCCCGATCGGGAAATCCAGGTTGCCATCGGAAGGGACAATGATGCCGGTGCTGGCGCTGCTGTTGTTGGTGAAGACGATGTTGTTGTTGTCCGAAAGCTGCAGCGTGTACGGCACAGTCGCCGACACATCGTTAAGAGTCTTTGCCGGCGAACCCGCCGGACCCTGCGGACCTTGCGCGCCGTCAGCGCCGTTTGCGCCAGGAGCTCCGGGCTCACCTTGCGGCCCAGGGATCGTGGTGATGCTCACCGCCACCCAATTCGCGCTGGGGGGCGGGTCGCCGTAAGCGTAATGCGTGTTCAGCGCCGAGTAGATCAGACCGCCGTATTCCACCAAGTCGCCGGCCGAGTAGCTCGTCAAATCAGCCCAGGTTCCGCGCATCACGCACGGCGCGCCGTTCGCGCCCGCAGGGCCGGTAGACCCCTGATCGCCTTCATCACCCTTGCTCACGACCAACGACCAGTTGCCAGGATAACCCACCGGATCGTAGCCGGCACCGCCGATCGTGGCCGTCATCACATACGCGCTGCCGTTGAACTGCACGCCATCGTTCGCCGCGTAGGTCACGCCGTTGTCGTACGCGCCAAGCCAGTTGAACAACATCGATCCGTTGATGCCAGGCGCACCGGCGTCACCCTGGGGACCAGGATCACCCACAGGGCCCTGAAGGCCCTGCTGGCCCTCGGGCCCTTGGATCCCTTGCGGCCCTTGCGGACCTTCCGGTCCGACTGGTCCCGCCGGACCCGCAGCTCCCGTGGCCCCTGTGGCCCCTGCGGGCCCCGTTGCACCCGTAGCCCCCGCGGATCCCTGGGCCCCCGTTGCTCCCGTGGCCCCGGCCGGGCCTTGCGGCCCCGTGGCCCCCTGGGGTCCTTGCGCTCCCGCGGGCCCCGCCGGGCCCGTAGCCCCCGTGGCTCCCGTAGCTCCCGTGCTTCCCTGGGGCCCGACCGGACCTTGCGCGCCGATCGCGCCTTCCAGGTTGATCGTCCAGCTCGCGTAGGTGCCGCTGCCGGTGTGGTTGCTCACTTCGGCGACCAAGACGCCCGTGCCGGCGTTGTAGGTCGTCACAACCGCGTGCATGTGGTTGCTCGCATCGTAGACGATCGTCAGATCCTGCTGGCCGGTCCACGCCAGGCCCGTCTGAGTCGTCAAAGTCTTGGTGCCGTTCGACACAGCCAGGCTCGTTGTCGAGGTGCCGGCGTACTTGTCGCCCTGGGGGCCTTGAGGTCCGACTGGTCCGACAGGTCCGGTCGCTCCGGCAGCCCCTGTGGCCCCTTGGGGCCCTTGCGATCCGGTCGGTCCCGTGGGTCCCGCCGGGCCGGTCTGGCCCTGAGGGCCCGCAGGGCCCGCTTCACCGGTGTCTCCCTTGTCGCCCTTGTCGCCTTTTTCGCCCTGTGGACCGACTTGGCCCGCAGCGCCAGTCGCACCGGTCGCACCGGTCGCTCCCGTGGCCCCTTGCTGGCCTTGGATGCCTTGCTGGCCCTGAATTCCGGGCACGCCCTGCGCGCCTTGCGCGCCGGCTTGGCCGGTGTCGCCTTTGTCACCCTTGTCGCCCTTCGCGCCGGGCAAGCCTTGCGGCCCGACAGTCAATTCGACCGCGGTTTGACGCACTTTTCCGTCATCGCGTTGGATCTCGCCGAGCCGGCTGATGGTCGCGTTGAGGGACTCGCGGATTTCGTTGAGCTCCAGGTCGATTTTGTTGCCGGGCTGCGGCGCGTTGGGCTGCAAAATCGAGTGATTTGAGAAGTCGTACTGACGCTCGTAGGGATCGGGCGGCGATGTTGGCATGGTGACAAGGTGTGAAACTTGCGAATAAGTGCAACGGCTCAAAATGTAGGACAAAGTTTTTTGGGCCGCCGGATTTTTCCGCGCGCGGGGAGATGAAAAAGAGTAGAGAAATCCGGGGGCGTAGGCGGGGGTTGACCCGTGGATGGGTGTGCATGGGGTGGATGGGGTGGTGCGTGGGTGGGTGGATCTCCCTTGCACGCGCGCGAGATACTAGAGCGAGGGCGCCGATAGGTGGGGTGGGTATGCTGCCGGGTTTGCCCTTGCATGCTGCGCCCTACGCTGCGTAGGCTGCGCCATGCCGATCGCCCTATGCGCCCTAGCCCTGGCCTCAGTCGTAGCCGAGCCGGTGCCGGGCCGGTGGGTCCAGGCGGTCGAGACGATCGAGACCGGCAGCCGGAACATAGACGGCGACCGGGGCGCAGCCAAGGGCGTGCTGCAATGGCACGCTGCCGCCTGGGCTGATTGCAGCCGGCTGCGCAAGGCTGCCGGGCTGCCGACCTGGCCTTACCGGTCAGCTTCGATCCCGGATCGAGCCCGGGCCTACGCCGAGACCTGGCTGTCGTATCTGCGCGCCAGGCTGACCAGGGACATCGGCCGGCCGGCCCTGGCTTGTGAGACCTGGCTTGCCTGGAACCTGGGCTATGAGGGCTTCCGGCGCTACCGGTTCAACGCCTGGCACCCTGATCTGCCGGCAGCCAGGTATGACGCCGCGCGCCGGGTCCAGGAGCTCGCGCGCTGATCTTTCCCTATGACACCTAAGACCCCCATGAATGTGACCCAGGCCAAGGACTCCTGGAAAGGCGAGCTCCAGGTCAAGCCGGCAGCCGGATCAGCTGCGCTGACCGACCAGGAGCTGGGCTTCTGCGACCTGTACATTGGCAACGGCGGCGATGCCAAGCTGGCAGCTGAAGCGGCCGGCTACGCCGATCCAGGCCCGGCTGCCAAGCAGCTGCTGGCTGATCCGCGGATCCGGGAGGTGGTTGAGCTGCGCCGGGACACGGAGATCAAGACAGCTGGGGCAACCAGGGCCTGGTCGGTGATCCAGCAGCTGATGACCGATCCGGCTTCGCCGGCCCAGGTGCGGTTCCAGGCAGCCAAGTGGACGCTGGAGGCGTCCGGGCACGGGTTGAGCGCGGTGGCTGCGAGCTTGCAGCTAGGGCTGAAACAGTCCGGCAAGCAGCTGCACCAGATGAGCGTGAGCGAGCTGGAGGAATTCGTGACGCGGGGCCGGCAAACCTTCGATCACCTGAAAAGCGCGGTAAAAGCGGGAGTTTCGCAAAAAGACGGGGTAATCGACCTAAACGGGGAGAAAAAGTAGGCCCGCAAATGCCCCAGGAAGCCTTTTGAGCTCCTGGCCTGGGGCCTGATACCCCTTACTCCAGCCAGCCCGGCTTTGGCAGCTCTGCGCGCTGATCTGAGGGTTCCCAGGTTTCGAGCTCAACCATGACTCCGGAGTGATCCAGGGGCGCCCAGGTCTTGTCCAGGTTGAGCCTGGCGACCTGGGAGTCGTTGACCAGGAGCCCGGTGTCCTGGATCGCGTCCAGGACCAGCTTAGCCAGGTTGTCCAGGTCCGGGACCTGGGTGTGAGGTTTCTCGGCCCTGGCCTGGTCCTTGGTTGGCATCCGGAACCACATGCTGCAGCTGAGAGGGCCTTTGGGGAGCTCCAGGTGGACCTGGGAAGCTGCGGCTTTGATCCGGGCTTTCCAGGCGGCTGCCAGGGGATCGGCGCAGCTGACAGCTCTGCCCTTGATGAACCTGGGCCTGGGTTGAGGTCTGGGGTGTCCTTTGACGATCAGGATGACTTTCATGGGTTGTCCAGGTTGTGAGGATGGGGTCCGGCCTACGCGAGATCAGAGTTAACGGGTCGTGCCCCCTGCCCGTCAGGGCTAAGGGGGTTAACGACAGCCCGTTAGGGCGTCTTAACCTATCCCGTAGGGAGACTCACTTTCCTCTAATGTTTACGGGGGTTTGATGCGTAGACAGGAAAGGAAAAGCTTCCTCGCGCGCAAGTCAGGCGATCACCGGGCCGATCTACGCCTGGCTGCATGGGGCTGATCTGCATGAGGTTGCGCACGCCTGGCGTGCAAGGCAGCGTGGAAAGGCAGCCGACCACGCTAGTGTCAGCTGATGGGCTTGTCTTTCCGGGATGTCTCAAAAACATTGGGGTTTCATGAAATTCCCAAAACGAGGAACTTTCCTCAAAATAATGGCCGAAAACAGCGAATTTCTCGATCCTGTGGGATCGGTGCCGCGCGTGATCCGGCGCCTGAAGCTGCCGGCCTGGCCGGTGGGGTCGATGTTCGCGTGGTACCAAGACCGCCTGGACAAGCAGCGCTGCCAGGTGGCTGAGAGCCGGCGCCGGGCTGCGGATCGGCGCGCGCGCAAGGCCCAGGTGATGCGCCGGTACCGGCTGAAGCTGCGCAAGGCCCGGCAGGATCTGCCGCGCTGGCGCCGGCTGATCTAATCTACTGTCAGCGTATGATCACAGGAACGGGCCTTTTATGTCCGTTCGGATAACCAAAATGGGTTTTCCGAACCGGAAAGGGTCGTTTTCGTGATCATGTGCTGACAGCGCCGGGCACAAAAAAGGCCCGGGGGATGAACCCCGGGCCCGAGACAGCCAACCAAACCGATCACCACCACGAGGTGTAGAACACCGCCTTGCCGGCCTTGAGGGCCTTCCGGGCCTTCTTGATGAAGGCCAGGTCGTCCTTGCGGTCGTCCGGGGTGCTGACGCCCCAGAAAAAGCCGGCGGCCTTGGGCAGCGCGCCGGCTTCGACAGCGGCTTCAAGCTGATCCAGGTCGTGATCCGTGAGGCGCACGAACTGGCCCATGTTGAAGGCCGGGCCCATTTCAGCTTCGGTGATGGGGCCTTCCAGCGCTTCCTTACGGAAGTACAGGTCGGTCATCCATTGGTGGAGGTCCGGGTGCTTGCGCCAGGTGTGGATCATGGTCGCGTCAGCCGGGGTGTCCGGGTGCCACGAGGGAAGCTGATCCACGCCCAGATCGGTGCGCGTGACCTTGGCCGGGTCACACGACAGGGCGAACATGTCCAGGCCCATGTTAGGAGGCTTTGGACACGGACGCCTTGCCGTCCTTGATCTGCGCCACGACCGCGGCTGCGTCAAACAGCCAGGTCTTTTGGTCCGGGCCGGTCATCTGCAGCTTACCGGACCGGCTGACATAGCCGGCGACAGAGTACTGCAGCTTGCCCTTGCGGGTGAGCAGCGTGACCTTGTCGCCGTACTGCAGCCCGTTCAGGAGGTGATCGGACCAGGTGTTGAGCGCGTTGCGTTCGCGCGTGTTGGTGACGCCGGTGTCATCGATCGTGCTGATCTTCAGCTTCATTTCGGCGGTCAGGTCGTCATAACGACTGTTGCCGGTGGTGATGCTGAGACCATGCTTGTCGGCGACAGCCTTGAGCGCGGCGTCGATGTCCACGGCCAGGGCCTTGAGGACATCGGGGTTGAGGTTTTTGATCATGTTTTTTCGGTTTTTTGGTTGGTTTGGATTAACTGACGGGGCTCGTCAGCCGGCGCGAGACGCCGGGACGCCCGGCCCGTGCCGGTGCGTTTCGCCCTTGTTATCCGTAGATGACCTCGCCGTAGACGGCTACCTGAAGCAGCGCGCCGGCGTCGATGACATCGATCTCCCCGGCGACATCTTCATCGCCGATGAGCAGCCGGGCTGCCTTGTCGAACAGCGCCGGCGGGATCTCCGGGCCTTCGGCCGGCTTGCGAGGCCAGGCGAGCCCGGGGTACTTCTTGTCGATCCCGCGCAGGAAACCCTGCGCGATGCGCCGGGCGAACCAGTCCGCGGTGACGCGCACGGGGTCGGGCTTCTCATCGCTGTCGTACTTGCCGACCCGGTTGGGGTAGACAGTCACGGCAGCTTGGAAAAACCCGTCCGGGCCGTCCGCATGCGCGTACTGGGTCCATTCGCGGTAATCGTCCCGGGTGTAATGGCCGCCTTCGACCGCCGTGACGATCACATAGGAGAAGGCTTCCAGCACCTTGGGTTCGATCGGGTTAAGCTCCGGGGTGCTCACTTGGAACCCCCCTTCGGCAGCCACTTGGTCTTCACCTTCAGCGTGTAAGCGTTGTTGGCGATGCCACCGGGCCCGATTGCCTGGAGATACAGATCCCGGAGCGCGTGCTCCGTGCCGGTCTGCGAGGTCGTGGGGAAGCGGAAGTATCCGCGACTGTGGGCCTCGATGGCGCCCGGGCCCGCGTAGTTGAACACGAGGGCCAGCAGGAGCTGGTACAACTGGCGTTCGCCGTAGACGGCCCGGCGCTTGTCGGCGTCGGTCCGGTTGGGCTTGTCCAGGATCTGTCGCGTGGTGTAATACCGCACCAGGCGTTCGGTCGGCTTGTTAAGGTAAGCCGGAACCTGTTTGGCAGCATGGTCGGCGAGCTCGCTCGCGGTCCACTTGCCGGGTTGGTTGTGTTTCATGGTTGGGAAAAAGGGATCGCCCCTCATAAATAGGACGGGGCGCCCATCGTTTTGGATGAGCGCCCCGTGGGTTCACTTCTTGCCGAGCTTGGCCTTGAGCTTCGCGATCCTGGCCTCCAGGCGCTTGATGTCCGCTTCGGTCTTGCTGGGCTTCACGCCCTCGACCCCGTAGAAAGCGACAACATCCACGCCTTTGATGGCGGGGACGCTGCCGCCCCCGGCGAGGCGGAGAGCGATGAGCGACTTGACGCTGCGGACCCAGAGACGCTTGGAGAGCGCCAGGTCGATGTCGGTACCGGGCGTTTCGAGGGCCTGGTACGCGAGATGCCCGAGGGTGATCAGGTTCGTGGTCAGCTTGGAGTTCACCTTGAAGGTGACATCCTTGCCTCGCGTGAACTTGCTCGGCTTGCCGGCGGCTTTGACCGCGCCGGCGTCGGTGGACTGTGTGCCCGTGTCCACGGGGGTCGGCTGCTGCTTACGCATCAGTAGAAAGAGACACCACGCGGAGATGAGGCGCGCGTGGCCGGATACGGACGATGTCCCCCGTAGGCGTTTTACGGCATCTGGGCCGATTGCTATCGGCGCCCTGTCATGTACCGAGGACCATTACTGATCCGAGGGCTCCAGGTTATTGGTTTCTGGCCGGCTTGGCGCCCGCTTGCGCGGGAGGGTGAACCGGATCGCCGGCATTGCTGCCGGAAAGTGAAGACTGCCGGTTCGTAGAAACCGCCGTGTACCCTGAAATGTAGTGGGCGCGGGCGGTCTCAGTATCCGGCTAGTCAAGCCCGCAGGAGCGGGCGTAAAGGATCCGCATGACGGGCCGGGTCGCCTGGAGGGCTACCGGCCCGGACTCTTGAGGGAGTCTGGTGTTGTCGGTTCATGCGGTTGGTGGCCCCGTACGGGGCCGGTAAAGTGGCCCAGCTGGTTGCCCAGCTGGGTTGTGTGCCTGGCCTATGCCAGGTCTTGTCGGTTTGGTTGGACTGTCAAAAAACGCGTGCCGGGTTAACGGCGACAGATGGGAACATGGCTGTGTTATCAGGGCATGCAAGTGTAATTTGCACTTATTTTCAAAAAAGATTGGGGCACAAAAAAGCCCCGGTTTACGGGGCCTTGTCGTTTCTTTTGATCTCCCGGTAGAGCCGGTCCCATACGGCCACGGCGGCGACACAGGCATCGCAGCCGTCCTCATCGTGGGCGCAGCCCTCGCCCAGGGCCGCAGCCATGTCGTTGCCGGCGCCGATCAGACGCCGGATGATCAGGTCCTGGTCGGCGATCCTGGCGATCAGCTTTCGTTCGTTGGTGTCGCTCATGTGATCAGACTCCGCACATGCCCTCGCACTCCTGGTTGAAGTCGAAGTTGCGCTGCTTGGGATCGGCGGCGCCGGCTTCCAGGTTGACCTGATCCAGGGGCTTCAGGCTGGCGTGAAGGTAGGGAACCCCGCGCAGATTGACTGTGCGGGCGTTGGCTGCGTGCATCTGGCGCTCAAATTCCACGGCCCGTGCGAATTCCTTGGGCTCCTCATCGCGCAGCCGGATCCACTCCTTGTTGGAGTGATAGGGGCAGAACACGCAGCTGGACCTGGGCGGCTTGGGGTAGCCGTTGGCTGCCATCCAGTCCAGGCAATCCTGGCGGGTCATCTTGAGCTCGACCAGGGGCCACCGGTGGAATGTCCAGGCGGTGGACGGCTGCTTCATGCGCTGCATCTCGTCATAGGAGATCCCGATCCATTGGGTGACAGTCACATGTTTCTGGCCTCGCTTGATCTTGGCGGCCTGGCGGGTGGCCTTGATGATCTGTTCGACCTTGTACATGGCGGTGCACGCCCGGCCGACGATGCCCTTGGACCCGTCCTCATTCTTGACGAAAGCAGGGATCAGGGACTTGACCCAGTATTCGCCGGGCCGCTTGAGGTATTCCTTCACGACCAGGGCGTCCTTCTCCAGGCAGCCCTTGGACACCCGGATCACGGGGAAGGGCAGCTGCTTCTCGATGTAATCGAGCCAGGTGTAGACGGACTCGGGCTCGGACTGGACATCCGCGAAGATCGCGGCGTCCGGCATCGGCCCGATCAGGCCCTTGGCAGCCATGAGGGCCATCGTGCTGGACTGCACGCCGGCGCCGAAGCTGATGATGTTGTAAGGAGTCGCCGGCGGCGCCTGGAAGGGCGAGCCGCGATCCGCGTGAGTTAGGTCAGGCATTGGGTGGGAGGAAGTCTTTGGGGAAAGGGATCTCGGATCCGTTGCGACCGGCGCGCCAGTCGAGCCAGTCTTTCAGATCAGCCTGGAGCCCGTTCCACTTGAGGTAGGACCGGATGCCTTCCAGCTCGCCGAGCTCGCCGTTCAGCCGCTCGACCTCGGCCTTGAGGCGGGCGATTTCCTTTTCCTTTTCGGCTAACAAGTCGCAAGCCTTGGCTACTGCGGAGTTCCAGCCATCGGGCAAAGGTTGTTCTTTATGGAGGTGCTGGTTCTCATCCTTCAGCAAATCTTCCGCAAACCGCAGCCGCTCGACCTCGGCCTTAAGGCGGGCGTAGTCGTCGTACATGACCAGCGGGCCAGCGGGGTCAACGGCGAGGATGTTGCCGCCAAGGGTCAGTTGCGCCTGGTTGTTGGCCACGCGGTATCGGGTTGGGTCGCTCATCGTTTGATGCGTACCTTGTTAGGGCCTCGGGCTTTGTACTTCTTTGCGATCCGCAGGCCGAGCTTCTTCGCGGCGATGTAGAGGCGG